ATATCGTCGCCGCAGAGGGGCAACTGGCAAAATCCAGTTGACGCCCCTCTTTTTTCTTGGTAGAATACTCTTGAAGTTAAAACGTCTCATGGCACCCAAGAAAAAAGAGTATGTTGATGTCGTTCTACCCTCCTCCGGTGACGGTGTTGACTATGAAGTAATCAGTCGTAAGGTAACTGAGAACGCACATCGTCAGTGGGATGATATCAAATCAGATCCCTATGATGAAATCGTAGAGGTTCGTAAAAAAACATGCTATGGTAACCCTGAGGAAGTCTTTGAGACTTTTGAAACAGTACGTTATCGTAAGTATAAACCTGTTCCCGAACTTCCCACAGAAGTTAAAGTGGATAAGCAAAAAGTTGAAAAAGAAGTGAAAGTAGAATCATGACTATTAAACTATTACTCCTGAAGTCTGGTGAAGATATGATTGCCAGCGTGGCAGAAATGGGATATGGTGAAGGTGATGACCGACGAGTAGTTGGATATTATCTGAATAAACCATGTATTATTAAGATGCGTGATCCTAACGTTCTTGATGATGAGAGTGAAGGACGTGGACGTAAGGCTGGATATGAGGTATCTCTCTTCCCCTGGATTCCACTGTCTGCCGAAGAGACCATCCCCGTCCCTGCTGATTGGGTAGTGACTATGGTAGAACCAACTGCTAAACTAAAAGAAATGTACATCGAGGACATCGTAAATTATGGAAAAGACAATCAAAGCAATTCTACTGACGACAAATCAAGTTCTGATTAGTCAGATTGATGAGGTTGGAGCAGACATCGGAGAACCCGATTGCAAAATGACCAGTCCATTTCTGTTGAAGGATGATGGAACATTAGAACCCTGGTTAGTCTCCGTGTCTCGTCAAGATATTTTTATGATTAGTTCTGATAAGATTATTACTCTTACAGAACCCATGCCCACCCTGGTTGAAAAATACGAAGAGCTCACTAAGTAATGCGTTTCTACACTAATGTTCAGTTAATTGGCAATCAGTTCCTTGTCAGAGGAGTTGAGAATGGTAGGAGATATGAGCATAGGGATGAATTTTTTCCTACTTTATTTGTTAAATCAAAAAGAGATTCTAAGTATAGAACATTAAGTGGAGAATCTGTAGAAGAAGTGCATCCTGGCACCGTCAGGGATTGTCGCGACTTCTACAAAAAGTATGATGAGGTTGATGGATTTGAGATCTATGGAAATGATCGATATATCTATCAATACATTTCGGAAAAGTATCCTGAAAATGAAGTTAAGTTTGACATCAGTCAAATCAAACTGGTTACTCTTGATATTGAGACCACTGCAGAAAGGGGATTTCCTGATGTTGAATCTGCATCAGAAGAAATTCTTGCTATTACTATTCAGGATTACACCACCAAACAAATCATCACCTGGGGTGTAAAACCATTTATTAATAAGCAGAAGAATGTTACTTATCATTATTGCCCTTCAGAGCATGAGTTGTTAAGTCATTTCATTAATCACTGGATGCAGGATGTTCCTGATGTGGTGACTGGTTGGAATATTCAACTGTTTGATATCCCATACATCTGTAAGCGCCTCAACAGGGTGCTCGGAGAGAAGTTGATGAAGCGTTTCTCCAACTGGGGTCTTGTGTCTGAAGGAGAGGTTTTCATCAAGGGTAGGAAGCAAATCGTATTTGATGTTGGCGGATTAACTCAACTCGATTATCTAGACCTCTACAGAAAATTTACGTATAAAGCACAAGAATCTTATCGCCTTGACTACATAGCTGAGGTAGAGTTGGGTCAAAAGAAACTAGATCACTCTGAGTTTGACACCTTTAAGGATTTCTATACGAAAGGGTGGCAGAAGTTTATTGAATATAATATCGTTGACGTAGAACTTGTTGACCGTTTGGAAGACAAGATGAAACTGATCGAACTTGCATTGACTATGGCATATGATGCTAAGGTCAACTATGCAGATGTGTTCTATCAAGTTCGCATGTGGGATAATATCATTTACAACTATCTCAAGAAGAGGGACATTGTAATCCCTCCTAAAATTAGGTCCGATAAAAACGAAAAGTACGCAGGTGCTTATGTCAAGGAACCGATTCCGGGAAAGTATGATTGGGTGGTGTCTTTTGACCTTAATAGCTTGTACCCTCATCTTATTATGCAGTACAACATCTCGCCAGAGACATTACTCGACGAAAGACACCCAACGGCTACAGTTGATCGAATCCTTAATGAAGAGATAAACTTTGAATTGTATAAGGATAATGCAGTATGTGCTAATGGCGCAATGTATCGCAAGGATGTTCGTGGGTTCCTGCCAGAACTCATGGATAAGATGTATAATGAACGGGTAATTTTTAAGAAGCGAATGCTTCAGGCAAAGCAGGAATATGAAAAGACCCCTACTAAAGCATTGGAGAAAGAGATCGCCCGTTGTAACAATATCCAGATGGCTAAGAAGATCTCACTCAACTCTGCTTATGGTGCTATCGGTAATCAGTATTTTAGGTACTATAAACTGGCCAATGCGGAGGCGATTACGCTTTCTGGTCAAGTCTCTATCCGTTGGATTGAGCAGAAGATGAATGAGTATCTAAATAAACTGTTGTCTACAACTGAAGAGGATTACGTTATTGCGTCTGACACCGACTCAATTTATCTTAATCTTGGACCTATTGTTGATAAATTTTTTGGTCATAAGTCTGGTAATAAAACTGCAGTTGTGGAATTACTTGATAAGATCTGCCAGGACAAACTGGAACCGTACATTGATACGTGCTACCAGAACTTGGCGACGTATGTTTCCGCATACGACCAAAAAATGCAAATGAAGCGTGAGAACATTGCTGATCGTGGAATCTGGACTGCAAAGAAAAGATATATTCTCAATGTTTGGAATAGTGAGGGAGTTGCATATGCAGAACCTAAACTGAAGATGATGGGCATTGAAGCAGTTAAATCTTCTACTCCTGCACCATGTAGGAAGATGATTAAGGATGCGCTAAAGTTGATGATGACTGGCACTGAAGAGGATGTGATTGAGTTTATTGATAAGTCTCGCATAGAGTTTAAGAAACTTCCCCCAGAACAAATTTCTTTTCCAAGATCAGTTTCTGATGTTCAAAAGTATAAATCATCATCCGATATTTACGTGAAGGGAACTCCCATTCATTGTCGCGGAGCTCTGCTGTTTAATCACTATATTAAAGAGAAGAAACTTACTAATAAGTATTCTTTGATTAAAAATGGTGAAAAGATTAAATTTTGTTATCTAAAGAAACCAAACATTATTCACGAAAACATCATCTCTTTCATTCAAGATTTTCCATATGAACTTAATCTTGACAAGTACATCGACTATGACCTACAATTTGAAAAGTCCTTTGTCGAGCCACTGAAAGCAATCCTTGATGCTATCGGTTGGAATGTCGAAAAAACTGTAAACCTGGAACTATTTTTCTCCTAATGGAACTACCTATTACCGATAAAGAACTTGCTACTATTGTAAGTGCATTACTACTTGGTGGTGATACATCTCTTTATCAAAAACTGAAAAAGATTAAGGACATTCGTGATGCTAATCCAGGTGGTCCTTATAAGAAAATTGCCCGTGAAGAATTTGGATTTGTAATTTAATGGATTTTTTAAAAGAAATTGTAAAAGAGATCGGAGATGACTACACCAAACTCGCAAGAGACATCGACGACACAGAAAACTTCGTGGATACGGGTTCGTACATTTTTAACGGACTTGTTTCAGGGTCTATATTTGGTGGTGTATCTGGGAATAAGATTACTGCCATTGCTGGCGAGTCTAGCACTGG